TGGCCAACGCGATTCCCTGCTTGACCGGGGGAAGGGCAAAAATTCGCTCGGCTTCTTCCGGATCAAGCGCCAGGTCATGGATGAGCCGGGCTCCATCCCCGGTCTCGATAATCGCGTCGATGAAGGAGGTATACTTCGCCTGGGACTTCGGGTCGGACAGGTCGGCGACCTGTTGCAGGTCTTTCACCCGGTCGTCGAAATCTGCAAACGCTGCTTTGCCTTCTTTGACGACTTCGAGACATTTCGCGTCAAACAGTCTCTGCGCGGCTTTGGCTTCCGCGAGCGCATCAACTCGGGCATCCAGGTCCGCCGGATCGGCGACAATCGGTGCAGCCTTGGCGACCTGCTGGTTCGCGAGCTGGGCCTCAAGCTGGCTCTTCGTCTTGGTCAGACTGGCAACCCGGTCCAGCAGCTTCTTCTCCCTCCATTTATCCGGGGAGAGTTTGGGGGCTGGTTCCGGCTCAGCCTTGCCTTCCGGCTTCGCCTCGACCTTGCCTTCCGGTTTGGTCTCGACCACAACCTCCGGAACAATCTCCGGCTTGACCTCGACTTCCGGTACCTGGGCTTCAGCTTCCATTTGCAACGACTCCTGTGGTGGCAAGTGCGAGGTGAGACTTCCTCCCTCGCTTCAATGTCGCATCTTTGATTAAGGCATCGTGGATACGAGATTTCAACTCGTCATCGTATGGTAGTGACAACATCCCGGCAAGGGTGGCCCGCGCGGGTTCGATATGAGCGGACCAATAACGCTTCATCCAAGCAGCCTGAAGGCCAAGTTCGCTTGCACCAGGATGACGGGCCTTCCACCTCGCCCGAAGCATATTATCCCCCATCAGGACTTCGTAATCCGCCATGGTGAGTTCTTTGGCAAGGTTTGCTACCATCTCATGCGCGTGGACTTCGCGTTTTGAGCTTTTTGAAGCCCCGAAAGCTGTCTGGCTCATTTTTTCTTCCCCAGCACCCTATCCGCCTTCGCGTCAATCTTGGTTTTTTCACTCGACGACAGCTTGCCCTTGTGCTCCATCTCGCTCGCCCGTGCTTTCGCATTGGCAGCATGGAACTTATCCGGCATGGGATACTTGCGTTTCGCGGGCTCGCCGAAGGAGCTTTTTGCGAGCGAGTTTCGTTCTTTCGAGTCAAGTTTTGCCATGATTAGTTTCCTACTCCAGGTTGATGCGGCATGACTTTATACGGATTGTAGTCAACAGGGGTGAATTTGTGCTGCGGAAACATCGAGGCCAACATCGCCATGGTGTAGAGCCCCTTGGGGTTGAAGGAGCTGTTTGTGCCAGCCAAAGTTGTGTCAGCTGGCGTCGTGTCAGCCGGAACTACAGAAGCTGTTTCACTAGGTGATGCCCCAGGCGATATTGTTGGTGTTGCATGTCCCCCATTTGTTGCAGCAAATTTTGCATCCTGAAAATGTCCAGGATCACCAAAACTCGATCCCGACAACATTCCATATTTTGGCGCGTTGGCGATCAACCACGGCTGGTTTTTTGGATCGGCCGCGTACATATCTACTGCAAGTCCCGCCGGGGTTCCATCAGGATTTTTGTGATTGTGTGGGGACATTCCAGGTTTAGCTGCTATCCCTCCGGTTCCTTCTTCGGGATAAGGCAATGGTTGTCCTGCAAGTTTTGCTTCATAATTTTTACGAAGTTTAGCTTGCAGAGGATCATCTCGATAACCAGAAATAATACTAGTTTCAATCCCATGCGCTTTTGCGTCAGCTTGAAATTGTGCCAATCGTTTTGAATAATCAGGATCAAGTCCAGCAACATTTGCACGGGAAGCGACGTTCATCAGACCGCCGGGTCCAGCAGCTCCATTCGGCACTGGCGTCGGGTTTTTCGCGTAGGTAAGAAGCGAGCGAGAAGCCGGAGCAAGAGGCGCCGGCCCAGTCGCGCCAAGTGGATTGACCGTCGGCAAGACCGGAGCTGTCATCCCCGCTCCGACCATACCGGAACTAGGCATAGTCGTCTGCTCCGCGAGTGTATACGGCAGCCCAGTTAACGGATTCACCGTAGACGAAAAGTCATCCATCAGGGGCTCCTCGGCTTTGCGTGTTCCTGCGCGAGCGGAGCGACGTGGAGATATTTCCCATGCCGAGTCGGATCGGTCAGATACCACTCGCCATCCGGGGCCTTGTTCGCCCCAGGCACCGGCGGGGGTTCGACTGGCGCCTCATCCCCCGCTTGCTCCGGCAACTCCGGCGCGTTGGCTTTCATCACCGCGTTCAGTCCGGTCGAAAGGCTTTCATGCACGAGCTGTTCCACAAGTGCCCTCATCCCCTCCGGGTCGGTTGGCAGCATTTTCGCCAGCGCAGTCATGCGCTTCGTTTCCGCGTCGTAGACCTCGATGTCGCGGAGTTCTGCCTTGCCAGCGAGCTTAATCGAGTCTTTCGCGTTCTTATCCATCAATTTGACCAGCTCGGCTTGCAACACTTGGACTTGCTGTTGCAGCCCTTGCTCCATCTGACTTGGCCCCTTGCCGAGAGCAATCGGCGGAATCATGCGACGGAGCCGCATCGCGGCTTCATCCGCAGCTTCAAAGTCCATGGATTTCATCAGCAGGTCGCCGATAAGGCCCGTGAGTGCCGGGGCCTGAGTCAGTATCAACGTCAGGGCCTCGCGGGTTTCCTGCCGCTTGGAGCCAAAGTCCGGCCCAACGCTCGCCGCGATGTCGTACTTTCCAACATTCGGGTTGAACACTCGTTTGATGACCGTTCCGTCATGCGCTTGCCGTTCGAGATACCCTTCTCGCAATGTCGGGTCGATCTCAAGTTCGTACTCGACCCCGTCATCAGCAATGATTTTCTTGACCCTCTTGGTGTCGTAGATTTTCGGCACGATGTCGATAATCTGCTTGCCGAGGAAGATCAACGCGGACTCGTAGTTGTCCTGGAAATGAAAAACTGCAGTGTCGGACTGAGCTTGCCTCTTCCCAATCGCCGCGCCGGTTCGTTCGTTGCCCTGCTCTCCCATCTGGTTCTGAAATTGCCCAGACACCATCATGATGTGGTTACTTGCGGTTTCCATGCCGGTCTGGAACGCCGGCGAAGCCTGCGGCGGTTCGATTCTCTGCGGCGGCGGAATCGGCATATCTGGCGCGTTTTCGGCGTCAACATGGTTGAATGGGAGGACGCTCGGATTGTTGATGTTCGCCGTAGCCCAGATGGCCTCATGTTCTTCAATTGCCTTCGCGGCCACCAGCCACGGAGCTTTGGTCTGCAAGGCACCGAACTCGACCTGAGCCGAGGCATTGTAGTTAAACATTCTCTGAGCGTCTTTCATCGCTCTGGTATGCCCCTTCCGATCTAGTTCCCCGTCGATCACAGTCTCCTTCCCAATCACTCGAATGATCGGAATGTACTTGCCGAGCCAGACGGTCTTGTCAATGACCTCCGTCCCAGCAATGAGATACCACTCCACCTCATGCTCTACCGCGTCGCGGATTTTCGTCTGCGGATCGTTGAGGATTTCTCTTCTGGCAGCTCCGCGACGGACCAGGTCTTCAAGTTTTTCCTTGCGGACAACATGTCTCTGTCCTCGATGGACAAAGGAGACCAGGGTATGCTCCTTCGGAATCTTCCGAAAGTATTCACAGACGCGGATTTTATGCTTCGTCACCCAATCGCCCGAGATTGTTCCCATGCCAAGCGGCTGGGAGGTCATCTTCCCCCTCAAGCTCGGATACGCATCATAAAACTCATCCTTCGGAACGTCGTCAAACGCGAGGGAAAAAATGCTGTCACTTCCACACTTCTGCTTAATATCCGGGTCCATGTAAATCGACAGCGGGTCAAGCACCGGCGCGATGTACAGATCCTGGTCAAAGGTCCCTGGTTCGTATTCAGTCACCAGGCGAAAGTACCCGATTCCTCCGTCAATCTGAAACTGCCGGGCAATCGTGTACGCATCCTGGGCCTGAGACTGGTATTCAATATACCTATGCAGGTCCCGGAAGACATTCGCGCTCTCCTGCGTTGCCCCGTTCCCCATCCCGACATATTTGACGGTGGATTTATTCATCCTGGCCTGGTTGGAAATCATTCCATTATGCTGCGCGATCAAATTCATCGTCAGGCAAGGGCGGTTTGAGTTATCTCTCGAGTTCTTGATCGCATCCGGCCATTGATAGCCGTTCTCGCTGTCCCCATTCGCGAATCGAATGTCGTCCTGGAATCGCCCGCGCCACGTCGCTTCCCATTCCGAGCATCGGTCAAACCTCTTCCTCGCCTCCTGCACGATTGGATCGCCAGAAAGCACTGCAGGGCTCGGATCATCGCCAAATTCAGCCATGGGTTATCCCATCCATCCGAGTGCGGTTTGTTTGACGCGGTCAAGCGTCCGAGCCGTGGATGATTTGATGGTCAACCTAGCTGCCAGGTCCGACTTACCTCTCGGGAGTCTCCGTGCCATCGCCATGGACCTGAACGCATCCGCGCCGTCAGAGGCCTCATCGTGCTTCGGGGTCGCAGACCTCTGCCCATCCTTGATCTCATACTTGTAATGGCGAAGAGCATGGAGCCCGTCTTCACACCCTTCTTCGTCAAAGTAGCAGTTCGGGAACATTTCCCTCGCCGCGTTGATGCCGTCGAGTTGCGGAGTCTTCGGCAGGACGATGACGTTGTAGCCGGAATTCCTCACGATCTCCTCGATTGAGTTCTTATACACCAGCTTCTTATGCTTCCCATCATGCGGGAGAAACATGGTGCCGTAGAGATACTTCTTCTTCTGCAACTCTTTCAAAATCGTCGTAACGTCTTCCCCGCAGATCTCGAAGTATTCCAAAATCCGGTACTGCATGGCGACTCGTTGCATGAACCAGATCGCCGTGTTGTCGGCCCGGCCGAGGTCCCAGAAGGTGTCAACCGGAATTTCCCTCTCATACGGAACGGAACAGATTCGGCCTTCGGTCTGGGCGCGTCGGAGCTCCTTCGCGTACACCGCGCCTTCGAGCACCTGTGCCGGATTGCCTTCCCAAACATTCAGATATTCGTCGTAGTCGTTCTTCTTTGCCTTCTCCATATCCGGCACGAGTTCGGTGTCAGCAAAAAACCAAGGATTGTCCTTGTAGGTCATCTTGCAGATGATGGTGTCGTCGGTCTCCCACCAGAGAGTCTCCCCGGCGTCGTTCTTGACTTCCCTCGCGTTTTTCTTCTCCTCCTTCACGAATCGGACATAGGTGTAGTCGGACTCAAGTTCAGGATTGAACGTGATGATGATCTTGGAGCCTTTTTTGCGTACCGTCGGAATCAAGATCTGCCAGGAATTCTTGCTAACTTTATTCGCCTCTTCCACCCAGCAAATGTCGATCCCCTCAAACGACCTAACCTTATTCGCGTTGTTCTTAATTCCGATGTAGCTGAAGCTCGTCCCACCAGGCCCATAAATATGATCCCGCTGGACCTCAAACAAATCCGCGACGTTCAGCTTGGCAATCTGCGTGCTAAGCACCTTATGCACCGATTCGTCGATGGAGTTCTGCAGTTCACGGGCGCAAAGGACATTCAACGGTTGGACGGTGGAGAGAGCTAGCAAAGCCCTGGCTACTCCCCAGGACCGTCCGGCCCCTCTCCCACCATACAATACGATGTAGCGTTTGTTCGAGAACAAACATTGCAATTTTTCCGGAAATTCAACTCGGGTCAAGTCAAGCTGTGGCATGTGAACTTTGACCATCAAACTATGGTGGAGGGGAGGAGCGTCATCATGGACAAGGGGGCTTTCGCCCCCAGGTCCCTGGCAATTATTCTTCCCCGCTGAACACCATCAAGCCGCTACCAGCCGCAGAGACCAGCTCACACGAGTCCTTCGCCGTCATGCCGGTAGTGGTGAAGTTCATGCTCGCGCCGTAGACGGTATTGACACCAAGCGTCGCCGAGAACGGGGTAGACAACGCCGTCGCGGCCTGGCTCGCACTTACCAGCTTGAACGTGCTCGCCGTCAGCGCATTCGTATATGTCGGCGCTTTGAACATGGAGGTCGGGAACGTGATAAACGCACTGCAGGTGGTCGTGGTTCCCAGCGCCGTGCCACCACCGACCATGATCGTGCCGGCAGTGATCGTGCCTTCCGCAATGCTGTACGTGTACCGTTGCTGAAGGTAAGTCTCCACCGCCGTCGGGCGACGCTCGAACGGAGTCGCCGGAAAGCCGTTCGCGACGTTGTAGCCGAGGGTGGTCGAGACCAGGCCGGCGACCGACGGATTCTTG